TGGAGGAGTTATCATGACTAAAATTATTAATGATTTAAAAAATGTGACTGCAGGCACTTGGGTGCGTGTGGTCTTGTTCTTGTTAGGAGTAGTCAATTATTTCTTGGCTGCTTTTGGCATTGATACGATTAAATTTGATAATGAGCAAGTCACGCAATTAGTAAATGCTGTGTATATTACAGTCACTGGTTTTTATGCGCTGTGGAAGAACAACAATTTTACTGCTGAAGCGCAGGAAGCACAACAATATCTTGATGATATGAAAACTGTTAAAGGTAATGTACAGCCAACAGTAGTAGAAGCGCAAACAGAAGATGACGACATTGTTTTGGGGTGATTTAAATGGCAACAGTCACACAACTATTAAACTATGCCAAGTCGCTAACCGGAACGAAAGTGACAGTTAGTACGAACCCTTACGGAGGTTAAAAATTGGCTTCCTAATTCCGAGAATTGCTGGAACACCCTTAGAGCTTTATGTACTCCCTTATTCAGTAATGAGATAAGCAAAGTGAAAATCATAAAGATTGGGCAATCAGCAGGCGAGCTTCCTTGGTAACAGAGGAAGAAGCTTCAACGACTATGTGCTTACAATCGTAAGACAGCACGGAACAATAGATTTACACAGAGTACCCCACATGATATAATATTAATATACGATATCACGGAGGGAAAATTATGTTTGAGAAAAAACATGGTATGCACGGAACAAAGGTGTATAATACTTGGAAAGGTATTAAAAAGAGGTGTTACCAAAAAACTTATCAACATTATGATAGATATGGCGGACGTGGAATCATAATGTGTGAAGAATGGAAAAATGACTTTATGGCTTTTTACAATGACGTAGGAGAAGCTCCTAGCGACGAGTATCAATTGGATAGAATTGATAACGACGGAAATTACGAACCTGGGAATTGTCGTTGGGTAACTAGACAAGAAAATTGCCGAAACCGAAACGTTAAAGCTGGTAAAAGCGGTTATCATGGAGTTTATCCAAAAGGAAATAGATTTCAAGCAGCTTTCAATATTAACAGAAGCCATAGGGTGTATATCGGAACTTTCGCAACGGCTAAAGAAGCTCACGAAGCCAGAATTGAAGCCATAAAAAAATATAACAAAGAACATAATGATAATCTAAGAGTCTATTGAAGATATAGTCTGAACTTTAAAGAAATTTGAAGAGTTGCAATATACAGTTTTTACGAGAAATCTTAAAAAGGAGAGTTGCAACGTAACATATTGCAATGTGTTGCTTTCGTCGACCACTTGACACAATGGGAAACTGGCGGAAAGTATAATTTGGCATACACAAACGCTATAGATTTACTTTCTAAGGCACGGGCGAATGGGTTTGAGGTATTTTATTTCAATGGCTCAAACGCACCGCAGGCAGGCGATATTTGGGTCACACGGACGTATAGCCATGCTTACGGTCACACAGGTATCTTCACCACGAACGGTGGTCAGCCAATGACACTAGAGCAGAATGTGGACGGTAACGCTGACGCCTTAACTAACGGCGGCTGGGTACGTCAAAAGCAACGCTTGCTGTACTCTGACGGCACTATGAACTACAATCCATATATCGAGAAGCAAACGCTTATTGGTTGGTTCAGATTGCCGTTTGACAAGGAAAGTACAACTACTACATCTAACACTACTAAGAAAGGACATAAATCAGGTATGTACGGTTCATTTTTATTCACGGTTACAGAGGGAGACGGCGAATTTGGTAAAGGTACAGTATTCATGTACAACACAGCCACAAACGCTGTTACAGGTATGCACAATAGCGAAGAGCTGAAATATGTTCAAGAAGCTTACAAAAAATCATACGGCGAAGATATGCGCACAGAGACTTACTCAACGAAAGCGCCAGCTTATCGCCGATTATTCGCAGGCTTAAACACCGACACTAAAGGCGGATACACTAAATTTGACGACATCAAAACACAATTGACTAACATTGCTAAACAGTTGAAACAAGATGAAATTGTTGAGCAACTGAAATCAATTAAAGAGGAGTACGCAGACCTTGCAGAGCAATTGAAAGGTAATGACGTAGCTCAAAAGCAAACTTTTGTAGCGACTGTCAACCTCAATATTCGCAAATCAGCAAGTGCAACTGGTGAAAAAGTCGGCATTCTCAAAAAAGGTGACTCTGTCGAGATTGTCGGTTCAGCACAGGCAGACGGCTATTACTGGATTTCATTCATGAAAGATGAGCAATTAGTGTATGTTGCTTCTAAAATCGTTGGTGGCGACACTTACGGCTCTGTTTATTAAAATGCTATAATTAAATAGCAAACACTTTAACGCTCTCGGCTTTGGCTGGGAGCGTTTTTTAGTACTACATATTGTGTCAATGAATATTCTCACAGACGATATATAGTACTTGACAGGTGTGGTATAATAAAGAAAAAAGATGATTGGAGAATTATTTATGAAAAAATTAGAAGTTCCATTAGTTGAACTCATTGATAAAATCGCAGAATTAGCTCGTACTTCAATCATGGACGGAGAAAAAAATAATAAGTTACTTTTTGAAAAAGTGCAATGTAAAGGAGTAGATTTATTCGGAATTGTTGATGATGAATTTGACGGTGTGTCTATGTGGAACAAGAAAAGTCGCAAACCAGAAATTTATCTAGATATGAATCAATCTGAAGAAAGACGATTATTTACATTAGCTCATGAGCTCGGTCATTTGTTTTTAGATTTAGGTTGGTCTCCGTTTCAAAGTTTAGCTGGAGAAGAACCAAAAGAAAAAGTTATTTCGATTAATTATAATCGTGACAAGGACAAAAAAGATGATACATTAGACTTTTCTGAAAGAGCTGCCAATGAATTTGCAGGTGCCTTTCTAATGCCAAAATTGGATGTGGAAGATGTTATATCAGAAACAATGAGTGATAGTGAGAAAGTGGCAGAAGTTAGTCGCATTTTTAACGTTACCAAAAGGGCTGCTCGAAATAGATTGATAGTTTTGGAGGAAATCGATGAGTAATGAATTATATGACTCATTGAAAGAATACATTGCTCAGAAACCAAAATCCGCGACTAATTCCAATCTTTCTGAAGGGGAACGTGTTCAAAGAGGAGCTAAGAGTTTTGCGGAAATTGAACAAGAAGCCAGAGCACATAGACACGAGCTAATTAATGGATTAATCCAAGACCTTAGAAAACCGCTAAAATCTGAACAAGATAGTAAAAATAAATATCGAAAACATGTGCTGTGGGCGTTTTCCATTTTCTTTGTAGCTGTAACGATAGTAACTTTTGTTGTTATTTTTGTCTTTATGACGGATGGTTATACCAAAGCAGAAGTATCTGTAGCTAAATTTCTAATTACAGGATTATTTGCTAATCTAGTCGGACTCGCTATTATCATATTTAAATATTTATTTGATGATAAAAATTCGCTATTAAAAGATATGATTCAGCTTGTTGTTAAAACAATTGAAATAAAGCAGTCTCGTGAAGATTAATTTCCCTAGCTTGCGCTAGGGCTTTTTGTTGATGTCAACAAGTCAATTTTTAGTAGAATATGGTATAATAGGTGATGTAAGAGTGTAAAGGTCTTACGTAGACTAACAAGGCGGCGAGTGGGCTGGTGAGCGCACGTTAAATTAAATACAGCAGAACTTCTTTGCAGAGCTAGCTTTTGCTAGCTCTTTTTTATTGCCGTTATAACCACAAAAACAAGAAAAGTCCGTTAAAACGGACTGAAAATTTTAAAAAAATATCAAAAAAGTTATAAAAAGGGTTGACTACTACTATTTATAGTAGTATAATATATATGTAAGGTTGAGGGAGGCAATCTTAGACAAGGAAACTAAAGAAAGGAAAACGAAATGTTTAGGTACTTAAAAAAGCCATTCAAAATTAAAACAAACAAACTGGTCGTCAAAATCAACTTGTTAGTCATAACGCTTGAATGGCACATTGAGTTTGAATAGTGAGAAATCACTATTCCCCCTTTTGGGGGTGTACTTAAATATTAACAAAAAATGCTATGAAAGTAAAATTTAAAGTAACAAAACATTCTTTTGATTGGAAAGCATTTCTAGGTTGGTTGGTTGTTATTGCACTAATCGCTTGGTTATTGCTTAAGTAAGGAAGTAACATGATTGAAGTATTATCAAAACAAGAAATTTTAAACTTACTAACGAATAATTCACGTTATCAGATTTCTAAAGCTACTGGAATATCTGAACAAACGTTGTCAAATTACGCAAACGGCGTTACAGATGTCGGGCGTATGTCATACAACAATGCTATAAAGCTTACACAATACGCAAAAGAAAACGAGGTAGAAACAATGAAACACACTAAACAAGAAATTTTAGATATTATCAAAGATTTAG